AGCGATAGCTTGCCCTGGACACCGAGTTTCCTGATCTCCTCGGCGCTCTTGCCAGTGGCGGTGGCAATCGCAGTGACGATGGTCGGCATGGCGTCCTGGATGGAAACCCATCCATCCGCCTCTACCTTGCCGGTCTGCAGCGCTTTCGAGTACGCATCCAGCGCTGAGCCGGCTTTGTCAGCAGCTGCAGCGTTGGTCACCAGCAGAAAGCTGAAGCTGTCGGTGATGTCCAAAGTCTGCTGGGTGTTGAATCCCAGGCTGCGCATAACGTCTGCAGTGCGGATGTAGAGCTCTTGGGCTTCTGCCAGAGGCCGGTAAGTTTCCTGGGCGGTTTGCAGCAAGTGATCTTGAACCAGCTGGTATTCGCTTGCGCTACCGGCTGCGGCCTTCATCCTGTCAGCCATCTGCCCGTAGGCGTCGACTTGCTGAATGATCCCGCCGATCAAGCCGGCCCCAGCCACCGCCGCAAAAGCGCCACGAACGAGAGTACCGGCTTGCTGCGCTGCGGCGCCTGCCCGATCAAAAGCTGAGTCGACCTTAGCCAAACTCTGGTCAATCGCCTGGGATGACCGTGCGACCAACTGATCAGCATTGGCCAACTCTCGACGCAGCTGAGCTGTGGTCGCCTCAATCTGGACCAGCATCCCCTGGACCTGTTGGTCGGCCATGTAATTCTCCAGAACGAAAAAACCCGCCGGAGCGGGTGTTGAGCTATGCGTTTCGGCCCGTCAGCGCCTGGCGCAGCTTATCGGCCACAGCCGAGGCGCTGGGTTTGGGCTTGGCCCCTTGAGCCTTTCCTTTGCCGAAGGGATTGGTCATCTGCGACCACTCGAGTCTGGCATCAAGGGCCATAAACAGCTCCGGCAGCGGCGTTCGCCAGGCCACGTCGGGTTGCCAGCCAAGCCAGCCCGTTGCGATCGAGTACAGCCGGTCGACGTAACTTCCGTCTTCGATGACGCTTACGCCGTCCCGGCTTGTTCGTTTCCCGCGTCTTTGCCGCGCGGGTTGTACAACGCAACCAGGTACTTATTCAGTTGCGGCGCTGCATCGAGGATTCCGTGCTCCCAGATCTTCTCTGGCACGGCCTTGGCAGCCTTCTCGTCAAGGCCAGCGCCGGCCACCAGGATGATGGCGCAACCGTCGACACTGAGCGAGGTGATTGCCTGGGAAGCACCGCGGAGGCCGCCAAAGCGGCTCTCGATAGCCCGCACAGCCTTCAGGGTTGGGGTAAGGGTGAACTCTTCGTCACCCAGCGTGACGATAACGGTACCGTACAGCGTATTGTTCATAAGTCAGGTCCTGTGAGGCCGGGGCCCAAGCCACGGGCGCTTATGGGGTGACAGGGGCTGGCAGCAGTTCGAGGATTTCCGAGTTGATGCCTAGTGTGATGTTGCGGCGCACCACGTTGTCAGCTGCACCGGCGGCCACGGTGTTGTTCATGACCTTTGCCCGGTAGTAGAACGTGGTCGGGCTGATGGCCGGCGAGGCATCAGGGTCGCCGTCGTTCAGGGTGACCTTGATGTTGTAGTCACCCTTGCTGCGATCTTTGTGGGCGGCCTTTACTGCGTTCTGGCCGGCGTCACCGTTATCCAGGCCCACGGTGAGGGTCATGTCACCGGCATCAGCCGTGCCTTTGTATTTGCGCACCCGGCCATCCTCCAGCGAGACAAAGGTCACGCTGCTGAAGGTATCGCCGAACTCGCCGAGGTCTTCGATTTCGCCAACACGCACGTAGGTGTCAGCCTCGAACTCGGTTTTGGTGGTCGCGCCGGTCTTTCCGCCAATGAAGAGGCGGCAGCCGGCGGCTGTATTGAGGTTGTCTTCTGCGGGCATGGGTGATCCTCCAAAGCCACGTTGGATAGAAGCCGCAGCGCGGCCAGTGGGTGATTCAGTGGGTGGTGATCACACGGACGGTGATCGAGCCCTGGTAGGTGATGCCGTCGGCATCACGCTGAGCGTCGGCCTGTTCGACCCGGACGGATACCGCGCGGCCCGCCTCCAGCGGGAGGCGGCGCTCGTCCAATGCGGCAATGACCTCGCCGTTGATGCGCTTGACCTCGGCCTGTCCCACGGCATCGGACCAGACCGACAGGTACAGCAGCCGGTTTTCGCGCTTACGGCCCGAGATCGGGCTGCTGTTGACTGATATCTCCCGGTCGATCGAGACATACGGCATCTCTGCGTTCAGCGGCGCGCCGTCGTAGATCGGGCAGCTGACCTCGGCTTGAAGCCTGGCAAAGATGGCCTCCTGCAGAGCCAATGATGGATCAGCCATTTCCTACTCCCTGGCTTGCCTTACGCAGCGTGCGGTCCACGGCGGCCTTGATGTCAGCCATGACATACTCCCGGTTGACTTGGATAGAAGGCCGCAACCACGGGTGAGCCGGCCTAGCCGGGATATCCGGGTATTTGCCGAAAAAGTGGGTGCCGTCGCTTTTGTTGGTGACACGCCGGTTGCGATCACCGGCCCGCTTACCGCCGGTATAGCCCTTGGTGCCATACTCGATGAAGCGCAGGTAGAAGAACCGTCGGTTGTCGCGCTTGCCACGGATGCCTATCTGGGCATCTAAACCGCTTGGCGAAACGTAAACCCGGAGCGCTGCAGCGGCCGCTCCGGTGTCCTTGGGCATCAACTCACGCTGGGTCTCCAGGATGCGGTTCGCCGCCTCCAGCATCGCTGGCTGCAACTCGTTGTCCATCGTCTTGTGGATGTTGCGCAGTGTCCGACGCAGTCGGATATCACCGCGAATGCTCGACCGGCGCGCCACACCCTACTCCTTGGCCGGATCAGCCTTCGCAGGCTTCGTGGCCTTGTCGGTGACGGCTTCGGCGTAGCCCCGGGCAATCAGGCCTTTGCCATAGGCATTGTCGACCTCGAACTCTTCGCCCTTCTCGCGCTCACCAGATGCGCCCGTCAGCGGGCCTAGTGCTCGAATTTTCATTGTTCACCTCATGGGTTTGGCACCGATGAGCAAAGAAGCCTCATTAGCGAATTTTCGTTATCAGGCAGAACTGCCTCGACCTGGTAAGTAACCCCGCGCCGCGTAAGTCGAGACCCGGCAACCAGGTCGGCTCGCGGTCTGCCAATAATCTCGGCTGTTACGACAGCGGTCAGTCTTTCTGCTACAGCAGTTACACGCCCGCTTGGCGTCCGAACCTCGCCCCACATTTCAGGACGGGCAGCAGGTAGCCACGTGACTGTGGCGCCCCCAGACTTATTTCGCTCCTCATGCCGGTGGGTCACCTGAAACAGGTGGCGTAGTGGGCCAGCCCTCATACACCCCACCCAATCCGATGTGGCGTCAGGAGCGCCACCGAGCCTTTGGGCAGCTCGGTAGCAATGGTCCCGATCACAACGTCCTCACGGTTCGCGTAAAGGTGCCCGAGGATAAGCAGGCAGGCAGCCTTGATCTGCTTGTTGCAGACCATGGGGGAGTCACCAGCACCCCCGGCGGCGACTGCGTCATCCAGCGCCTGCTGGTCGACGTAAAAGCGACGGCTCAGATAGTCCATCGCCTGCCCTTCGGCCGCCTCGATCAGGAGCTCTATGTACTCGTCAGCATCATCGGGATCTCGAAGGTGATGACGGGCAATGGTCAAGTCGATGACCGACATACCCTCACTCCTTCAGGACCTCGAACGATGCAAGCTTCCGCTCAACCAGCTCTTCAGCATGGCGACGAGGGACCGAATAAGCCGGGCCGCCGCGACGGCGCAACTCGCCTTCATCCATGTAGGAACGCATCGGATAAATCTGGAGTGTCACTGGATTGGGATTGGCCGGCACCTGTTCCTCGACTGCCGGCAGGTTGAGACCATCCCCTGAATTGGTTTCCGCCGAGTCGGCTAGGACAGAACTAGCAGGATCGACCGTTCCAATGGCAGAAGCATTGGGATCTGCCGCCAAGCCTGCCTGTTGCTCCGGAGCAGCGCTCACTTCCGGGGTTGGAGCAGTTACGGGAGCCCCCGCCTCACCAGAACCTGGCAAGAGTGTGGCGTCAGTCGAAAGTGGCAAGCCGGCCGCCACAGACTGGCCGGTGCTGGATTCGGAGGTAGAACCAGGATCTTTCGCCTCGACAGTGGCTGCCGGTGTTTCCTGTTTACGTGCCATAGGAGTACTCCAGTCGGGCGCCATTGCTGACGCCACAGTCAGAAAAAGTTAAGGAGTGCCGATCAGTTGGCCGGTTACAAAGGCTTCGTCGCGGTAGATGGCAAAGGCCAGGCGCTCTTCCGCTCGGATCGTCGCCATGTTGTTCTCGAAGTCCTTGTCGTTCTCGGTCGAGATCAGCACTTCGATTTCCATGCGGTCGAAGATCTGTGCGCCAAGCTTGAACGCACCGACAAGGAAATCGTCTTGGGTCATAGCCTGGGTGGAGACCACCGGGCGGTTCCACAGTCGCGGATTGGTGCCGTCCTGAGGCTGGCCGATGATGTAGCGACCCTCACCGTCCTTGGTCAGCTCGATCGCGGCCCAGTCAATGGGGTTCAGGACAATGCCGTCCGATGGGAACTCCGCCAGTTCGGCTTGCAGCAGCGCCAGGCGCAGACGGTCGATCCGCTGCTCGCCTACCACCACTACACCGGCGGGCGCAGCGTACAGCTGAGCGACTGTCATCAGGCCTTGCAGGTTCGCGCCAGTACCACTGCCGTAGAGCAGTTGGGCCTCTTCAGCCATGTTCAGGCCGTAGCGCGCACGAGCGTCGATGTAGCTCTGCAGTGCCTTGGCGTCATCGAGCATCTGGCGGCTCGCCTTGAACAGGTGAGCGATGGTGCGGACGTTTGCGGTCGCCAGGGCGAAGGTGATGTCGGAGTACGGCTTGGCGGTACCCTCCGCGACAGTACGCGCGTTGTTGGTGTAACCGGTCTCGCGAATGTACTCAATCGAGTTGGACTCCGTTTCACCCGGTGCCACCAGGTCGCGGATAGTCAACCTACGCTGAGGCGGAGCGACGACACCAGCCAAGCGCTGTGCAGGAACCAGGTCGCCGCCAGTAGCGGTGGTGATGGCGGCGCGCGGTACGGAGACCCGGCGCGAACCACGGAAGGACGAGTTCATGTCCTGCATTTCTTCGCTGCCAATGACCAACGCACCGACCGACTTTTGCGGCTCTTCCTGATGATTGCGATCGCGGCTGGCATTTACGAGCTTCTGCTCTGCTTCGCCCAGTCGCGCCTGCAGCTCACCCTGCTTGGTAAGTAGTTCATCGACCTTGGCGCGGGTTTCCGCATTCATTTCACCGGAGGCCTTGATTTGCTTCTCGGTCGCCTCGGCCTGGCTTTTGATCTGATCGCCAATGCCCTTGAGGCTGGCGTTGAGTTCCTTGACTTGGGCTTCAAAGTCCATGGTCACTTTCCTTTCAGAGAATTGAGGAGATTGGTTGCCGCGCTCAGAGAGGCGGAGAGGTCTGGCGCGACAGCGCGGGGCTTATCGGGCGGGGCAGCGTTATGCGTACCCCCGCCGGCAGCGCGAGGCATGCCGGACTTAAAATTGGCGAACAGCTCGCGGCGCTCGGAGCGAGTCATGCCGCCCTTGGCCAGGGCTACATCCATGGCCTTGAGCGCATTGGCCTGGTCGGCGTCTTCGGTTTCGCGCTCGGTAACCTCGGTGGACGACAACAGCCCAGTGGCCAGACCAAGCTCTACAGCACGCTTGCCGCGGATGTAGGTCTCGTCGTCCATCAGCTCGGCCATGTCTTCAGCTGACTGCCCGCTGGTCTCGGCATAGAGGTCAGCCATCGCGGCATCGAACTCTTCCATGTCGTCGGCGATATCGCGCAGGTAGTTGCGATTTCCGGCGAGCCAGGTCCAGCAGTTGTGGATCATGAGAAAGGCGCTACTGGCCACCTCTCGCTTCTTGCCAGCCAAGAAGACGATTGATGCAGCGCTGGCAGCCATGCCGAGCACCTTGGTGGTGACCTGATGGCTGTGCTCTTGCAGGCGGTTGTAAATGGCAATGCCTTCGAACATGTCGCCGCCTGGCGAGTTGATGTAGACGGTCACATCTCGCTCACCGATGGCGCGCAGCGCGGCATCAATCCGCTTCAGCGTAACGCCCTCCCCGTACCAGTCTTCGCCAATCACTCCGTACACCGTGATGGTGTCAGAGGTGTTCTCAACAGCCGCCTGGATCGCGGGATTCCATTTATCGAGCGCGCGCGGGCTCATCTCGCTGCGCAGGCCGCGAGACTGGATCTTGTGTTTCATGGATTACTCCCGTGATTTACTTTTCTGGCTGTTGGAGCCAGTTCATCAGAGCGGCCCTTGCGGCCTGGCTATCGTTTTGCTTACCCAGCTGGTCCAGCGGAACCAGGTTCGATTGCACGGTCAGTACATCGCCACCCGGCATGCTTGGAAGGTTCTCTTTCCGGCGGCCCTCGTTTCGGGTCATGTAGCCGTTCTGCCCCATCGTGCTGAGATAAGCCGCACGGCCGGCGCTGTCCGCACGCAGGAACGCTTCAAGTGAGTACTCGGCGTAGAACTTGATCCGGTCAACCGCCGTCATGCACCACTTGTTCACGCACTGCTCGATCGGCGCCGTGAAGGACATGATGCAGTAC